TGACAGCAGCTGGTGTTGCTAAGTATAGACGAGATAACCCTGGATCTAAACTTAAAACAGCAGTTACAGGAAAAGTTAAACCTGGATCTAAAGATGCAAAGAGACGTAAATCATTTTGTGCAAGATCACTAGGACAAATGAAAAAGTTTCCTAAAGCAGCTAAAGATCCAAATTCTAGATTAAGACAAGCAAGAAGGAGATGGAAATGTTAAAAAAAGTTTGGGACAAAATTAAATCTGTTTGGGATAAACTATTATCAACGTTTAATAGGTAATTTATGGCTCTAAAAATTAGCGAAGAAGCAAAAGTGCAAATGCCTATGAAGACAGTTGCTAGCTTAATCGCTATGGTTGCGATCGGAACGTGGGCGTATTTTGGCTTACATGAGACCTTAAATTCGCACTCGACAAAGTTAGAGTTAATTGAAAAAGATTTAGAGCAAAACACAGAATTTAGGATTAAGTATCCAAGAGGACAATTAGGTAAGTCTTCTGGAGAGGCAGAGCTCTACATGTTGGTGGAGGATTTGTATAAGTCTGTAGATAGATTAAATAAAGCTATAGAAGATGGTATGCATAATAAAGTTAATATAGAGTTTTTACAAAAACAAGTAGAGAAAGCTACAAATGATATTGAAAAATTAAAAGATAGACAAAGAGAATTTGCAAATGGTAAAGAAAAAAATTAAATTATCTAGATTTGAATGGATCAAAAAAAACATAGTTATTGTTCCCGTGGTAGCAGCTATACTTGCTGGAACATTTACTTCTATCAGATATGTTCTTAATCTCACAGATACTATTGAAGCAAATAAACAAACTATAATTAATTTATCAAGAGACCTAGAAGTAGCAAAAGAAAAACTTACAGACACAGCAACAAGATTATCTGCAGCCGAAGCTACTTGGGAAATGGCAGAAAATTTATATAGACAATTAGCAGATCAAGTGAGGGAGCATGAATATGATATTAAGGATCTTAATCGTTAGTTTTTTACTTTGTACAGCTGCACAAGCGAGAAACGAGTATCTTAACAATGGTACAAACACGTGTAGTCAAGGTAGTTTTGATGTTTCCGTAGAACAAAGAGATGATCAGTACAACTACAATCATTATAGTCCTAGTAATAATTATGAAAACACTGAAGATGATAGATTGTTGAGATTTACTTACAGAAAATATTTAGGAACAGCGTGCACAGATGAATTTATTGCTGAACAAGAAAAACAAATGAAAATTAAAACTCAATTAGAAGTTATTAAAGAATGTAAAAGGGTGCCTAGAATAAATCCTCCACCACCAGAATTTGCAGAGTTAATTAATATGTGCATGAAAGTGGGTGTCATGTCATCATCTCACTTTAATGGAGAAAGAGATTTTGATCCAAAAATTAGTTACTGGACTGTTTTAAAAAATCAATACATGAAAGAAAATCCAGATATAATAACTTTAGATAATTACAAGGAGAAAAAATGATAGAAACTGTAGTAGCTCTTTTAATGTTTATTAACGGAGAGATCAAAGAGCATAGAATACAAGATAATATGGCAATCTGCTTACGTGGTAAGAGAGTTGCAGAAAGAGATTACAACCCAAGTGTAAGTTACAAATGTATAAAATCAAAAGCAGAGACAGAAATATACATGGGTCAAAAAAGTATTAAAAAAATAATATTAGACTGATGGAATCATTTATACCTGTAAATACCATTGTTGCTTTTGTTCTATTTTGCATAGTGATTTATGTGGTTTTAAATGATAATAAATAATCTATGGCCTATCTTAACATCAACATTCCCACAGTGTATGCTAAAGTAAAGAAAGAATACTTATATGATTTGGATTCTAAGTATAAAAAAGAAAGTCTTGATTGTGTCATCTTTGGCATGGCGAGCATTACGGGCCGTTCATTACTTTTTCACTGTATGCTACCCAACGGCGCGTGTTTTTGGCGCTTGCCTATCTCAGCGTTTTTCCAAAAATCGTTTCATCGAGCCGAAGTGCCCAATATGTCAGTTGACCAGTTGGAACTGTGGAACTGTTTTAGTTACTATCCTTCTGTTACTGAATTTGATTTTCTTAGCGGTCAACGTGGTAAATTTTTAGGGAAAGATAAAAAATTTTATGCAGGAGAATATCAATTTACAATCGACTGGGCGAGCCCAGAAGTTAATGAAATTGATTGTGAGCATTCTGAAATTCCTCAAGAACATAAGTGTGCACATATTTTGGCGCTTGATAACGGCAATTATGCTGCTCAGCCTAATAATCGTATCTTGTGGAGCGTTTCTAATTATACTACTGACAGATCTTGGCCAGACTTTAAAGTGCAAACTACAGAGTGGTCTGTCGAAAACAAAGATTGGGTAACAGATGATACAGACGATATGTTTTATAAAATTAAGGAGAACAAATGAAATTAACAGCTAACATAACTTTAGACGAGCTTACCAAAAGCCAAGTTGCTGAACGTAAAGGAATAAATAACAATCCTAGTCCTGAACAAATTGAGAATTTAAAAGCTCTTGCAGTAAATGTTCTTCAACCGATACGTTCTCATTTTGACAAGCCCCTAATCATATCCAGCGGATTTAGATGTGCCCAGCTTTGCGTAGAAATTGGTAGTAAAATTACCAGTCAACATGTAGCAGATAGAGAAGCGGCGGCTGCTGATTTTGAAATACCAGGTGTAGACAATAGAGAACTTGCAAGATGGATTAGAGATAACCTAGAAGTAGACCAAGGTATCCTTGAATTCTACAAAGATGGCGAACCTTCGTCGGGGTGGATTCATTGCAGTTATTCAAGAAATACAAACAGACAACAATGGTTGCGTGCAAATCGAATTGATGGTAAGACATCGTATATACCATGGTTAGAATAATATGCCAATAGGACGATCACAAATGACTAAACAAGTAGAGGGACAGTTACGAGGTGCTCGTGGAGAAAAAAGAAAAATCAAAGTTTTCTCCAAGGGTGGTATGCGAAACGGAAAATTAAAAAAAGTAGCTTCTGCTTTGAATAAAGCATCTAAACTTCATAAAAAACAATCTAAAATAATTAAAAAACACATTAAGGATATGAAGCGTGGCAGATCCTAAAAGAGGCTCTGGAAAAAAGCCTAAAGGTTCAGATAGAAGATTATATACGGATGAAAATCCTAGGGATACTGTAAGGATAAAATTTGCTACTCCTGCAGACGCAAGAGCGACGGTAAAAAAAGTAAAAAACATCAATAAGCCTTTTGCTAGAAAAATACAAATTTTAACAGTAATGGAACAAAGAGCTAAGGTTATGGGTAAATCTGAGGTGGTTAACATTGCAAAAAAAGGTAAAGAATCCATACGCAAAACTAGTAAGGTCTAGAACTTACAGACCTAAAGTGATAAAATCAAAAAAGTTGTACAACCGTAAACAGGAGAGAACATCTCTCAATGCGGCCGCACAAAATTTAACAGGAGTTAATAATGACTAAATTATGTCCAAGAGGTAAAGCTGCAGCGAAGCGAAAATTTAAGGTATACCCTAGCGCTTATGCTAATGCCTACGCATCTAAAATATGTGCAGGTAAAATAAAAGATCCTTCTGGAGTCAAAAGAAAAGATTTTAGAGGACCAAAACCTGCTGCAAAAGGAAAAATGATTAAGGCGAGTATGGGAAAATATATTGGCTCATACATTAAAAGTGAAATAGACGGAAAGAAAATTTCTAATAAATCTTATGAGAAATATTATAAAGGAATGATCTAATGTCAAAAAGAGGTTCATGTTGGGTTGGCTATGAACAAAAAGGAATGAAAAAAAAAGGTGGTAAATTAGTTCCTAATTGTGTCCCTGCTGGCATGAAAAAAGGAGGTCTAAAAGAATGGTTCAGACAAAATTGGGTAGATATTGGAAGCAAGCGAAAAGATGGTACTTTCGCAAAGTGTGGGAGATCGAAACAGAGAGCGGATGCGAAACGGAAGTATCCAAAATGCGTGCCTCTAGCGAAAGCAAGAAGAATGTCAGAGGGGCAGAGAAAGTCTGCCGTTGCCAGGAAACGGGCAGCTGCCAATGTGGGACCTAAACCAACAAATGTAAAAACTTTTGCTAAAAGAAGCACAGGTGGTATGATAGATTATTATAGAGGAGTTATTTAATGGCAACATCAGGATCAACAACATTTGATTTAAATATTGATGATATTATAGAAGAAGCATATGAAAGATGTGCTATTAGAACTAATTCTGGATATGATTTAAAATCTGCTAGAAGAAGTTTAAATTTATTATTTTCTGAGTGGGGTAACAGAGGTGTTCATTTATGGAAAGTAGCTTTGGTCGAAAACTCCTTAGTATCAGGACAAGCTGAGTATACTACTCCTTCAACAACAAGTGATGTCCTTGAAGCTTTTGTTTCTTCAACAGCAGCAGCATCAAACAGTTCTAGTACCCAAGATGTATCTTTAACAAAAATTGACAGATCCACTTATGCAGCCTTACCTAACAAACTTGCAACTGGACAACCTTCTCAATATTACGTTCAAAGAGAAACAACACCAAAAATATTTTTATACCAAGCGCCTGACTTAAATACTTATACAACTTTAAAATATTACATAGTCAAAAGAATAGAAGATGCGGGTGCCTATACAAATCAAGCTGATGTGGCTTACAGATTTTTACCGTGTATGTGTTCTGGATTAGCATATTACTTATCTATGAAAAAAAATCCAAACTTAGTGCAACAAAATAAATTAATATATGAAGATGAATTGAAAAGGGCGTTAGATGAAGATGGTCAAAGAACATCTACGTATATAACACCACAATCTTTTTATCCTAACGGATTATAATTATGGCAAAATACGCTTCAGGCAGAAGATCATTAGCAATATCAGATAGATCAGGAATGGCTTTTCCGTATGATGAAATGGTTAAAGAATGGAATGGTTCTTTAGTTCACTATTCAGAGTATGAACCAAAACAACCACAAATTAGAAGAAGATATGCAGTAAGCGATGCAATTGCTTTACAAAATCCAAGAAACATAAAATTTCAACAACCATCTCAAAAATTTTTAGTTGATGGTGATGATACATTTTCTGATTCAGGAGGTGCCTCTGTAGGTGTTGCAAATTTAACTTTACCAGGAGATTTTGCTTTTGAAACTTTTACAACAGAGATAAATACAAATGGTTTAGATACAAGCCAACAGAGCATGGAGCCAAGAGATCCATCGCTGCAAAATAGAAGAAGACAAGCAACATGTCTCATTAACCCAGTAACAATAGTAATAACATAATGGCTATAACATACACAAATTTTTTAACACAAGTACGAAACTACACTGAAGTTAGTAGCACTGTTTTATCGGATACCCTAATAGATCAATTTATTACAAATACAGAATTGGATATAGCTAGTAAAGTTGACTATAGTGATTTGAGAAAATATTCTAATTCAACATTCACTTCAAGTAATAGAGCAGTGAGTCTCCCAGGAGATCTTAAATATTTAAGAGCTGTAAAAATAACAAATAGTGGATCTGAGATATTTTTAGAAAAAAGAGATCAAACTTTTATTGCAGAATTTAACCCTGACGGATCAACTGGGATTCCTAAATATTATGCTGTATATAATGATAAAAACATAATAGTTGCACCTACACCATCCTCAGCTTTAGCAATACAAATACAATATGTTAAGAACCCACCACATTTTGATTCCTCTACTACCACTATGTTATCGGATCAATTTCAGAATCTTTTATTATATGGAGTGCTTGTAGAGTGTTTTTCTTATTTAAAAGGTCCCCTTGATATGTACAATCTATATAAAACAAGGTATGATAAAGCATTAGAGGCTTTTGCCCTTGAGCAAATGGGTTCAAGACGTAGAGGTCAGTATACTGATGGAGTACCGAGAGTAAAAATCGATTCGCCATCACCATAAAATTATAGGAGAATAAAATGGCAATAACAACTAACGCAATTACAAACTCGTTTAAAGAGGAAATTCTTGAAGGAGTTCATGACTTTACACCTACTTCAGGTGATAAATTTAAATTAGCTTTATACACTTCACAAGCATCTATTGGAGCAGATACAACAGCTTACCCAGGAGATAGTTCTGGAAACCAAGTTGCAAACACTGGTCAATACACGCAAGGTGGAGGATTATTAGTAAACGCTCTTGTTTCAACACAAGGAACAGTGGCTTTCGTAGATTTTAATGACTTATCTTTTACAGGTGTAACATTAACAGCAAGAGGCGCTTTAATTTATAACACTTCGGACAGTAACAAATCTGTTTGTGTATTGGACTTTGGCTCAGATAAAACAGCTACGTCAGGAACTTTTACGATTCAGTTTCCTAACCCAAATAACACACAAGCTATTATAAGAATCGCATAATTAGGAGCCCGGTGTTATGGCACAACTTACTTACACCGTTACCGTAGCAACGGGCAGCCTATATCTAGGTGGAGGAGCAACTGGTAGTGTTTATTACTTAGATGGAACAAGAGACATAGATCTATCTTGGGTCAAAAGTGGAACTTTAAGATTTGATCAATCTGATAACACTAACGACAATCACCCATTATTTTTCGCCACACAAACTTCAAGCCCACAATCTAACGTTTATTCTACTGGTGTCAGCTATTATCTTGATGGTGCAGCATCTCAAGCTGATTACTTTAACACCTCAACATTTAACGCAGCTACAACGAGATACGTAGAAGTAACTCCAGCAAGTGACACAACTTTTTACTACGCATGTTACATTCACGGTATTGGAATGGGTGGAGAAATTGATATCACTCAAAATACTTGGGGTGCATTAGGTTGGAATACAAATTCTTGGGGCACTATAGAAAATGATGTAAATGTAACTGGTATACAATTAAATTCATCTATAAGTAGTGTAACTGCCTTTCCAGAATTTGGTTGGGGTGGACAAGTATGGAACTCTAGCGTAGGTGGTTGGGGTAATTTACAAGATACAACTGTAGCCGTTTCAGGTTCACAATTGCAAACTAATGTTGGTGAAGAAGGCATCGAAACTGAAACCAATAGAGGGTGGGGTCGAAAAACTTGGAATAATAATGAAGGCTGGGGTATAGCAGGTACGTTAGAGGTAGGTGGAATACAATTACAAACTTCGACTCCTAGTGTATCTGTCACAAATGAAATTAATGTTGGTTGGGGTCGATTGGAATGGGGTAATGGCGGATGGAATGTAGGATACTCTGTTGAATTAGGTACATTAAGCTTACAGTCTAATATTGGTGAAGAATCTGCTTTCACAAATTTTGTTGTTGAACAATCTGGTATGCAGTTACAAACTACAGTAAGTGAGGCACATGAATCAGTAGCTGATTTTATAGCAACTCCTTTTGGATTACAATTACAATCATCTCAAGGCGATGCCGTAGGTGCACAAGACGTAAATCCAGCACCTCAAGGAATAGGCATTCAATCATCAATTGGTCCAATAGAAGTCGGAGCTTTAACATTAGCTGAACCTAGTGGAATTCAATTGCAATCAAATGTTGGTGAAGAAGATTTAGCAGGAGGAGCTATAGTAAGTCCAACTAACATAGGATCTGCTTTTGTTTTAGGCACTGCTGACGCTGTTTCTGTAGCAGAGGGCACTGGATCACAATTACAAACGTCTATTTCTGGAGTACAAGAAATTAATGCTAATGCTACAGTAGATTTAACGGGCATACAGTTGACTGCAACACTCCAGTCAATTAATATTACACCATGGAATGAAGTAGATTTAGGAGTCAACAATACTTGGACTGAGGTTGATTTGGCAGCTTAACTTTAGTAATATAACAATATAAGGATTTTATAATTATGTCGACATACACATCACTCGGAGTTGAACTTCAGGTTACTGGCGAAAATGCAGGAACATGGGGCGATAAAACAAATACAAATTTAACATTATTACAACAATTAGTTGGAGGATTTAATCAAACATCAATCGCAGGTGGAGCGCAAACAACAGCTTTAACTGTGGTGGACGGAAACACAACCGGAACTGCTCAACAAAACATGATTGAGTTTACAGGAACAATAACTGGTAATCAAATTGTTACCATACCTTTAGACATTGAAAGAATGTACATCATAAGAAATTCAACGTCAGGTGCTTTTACAGTTCAATTTAAGTATGCATCAGGTTCAGGAGATACTTTTACATTTGCAGCCACAGACAAAGGTACAAGATTACTTTACGCGACAGCTAATGATGTAACCAACCCTGATATTCTTGATGTTGGAGTGGTTGACACTTCTGGAATTCAAACTTTAACAAACAAAACTTTAACTTCACCAGCGATAGGAACTTCAATTTTAGATACTGGTGGAAACGAATTATTAAAATTAACTGCTACTGGATCAGCAATCAATGAACTTACTCTTGCAAATGCAGCAACTGGAAATGGTCCAACACTTTCTGCAACATCATCTTCAGACTCTAATGTAGATATTAATATTAATCCATTAGGAACAGGTGCTCTTAAATCAGGATCAGCTGCAGTAAAAATTGCAGGAAAAGAAACTATATGGGTGCCTGCTCAGGCCATGTATGGAACTACAACAAACGGTGCTGACGCACAACAAGTAGAAACAACAGCGACTAGACCAGATCTAAAAGTTTTGGATTTTGATGCAAGTACAAATGAATTCGCGCAATTTGCTGTAGCATTACCAAAATCATATAATTTAGGGACAGTAACTTTTCAATTTTGGTGGTCTCCAGGTAATACAAACACTGGAAACGTAATTTTAGGATTGCAAGGTGTTGGAGTTGCAAACGACGATACAGCAGACATAGCTTTTGGAACAGCAGTTGAAGTTACAGACGCTGGTGGTGGAGCTATTGAAGATGTAATGGTTTCTTCAGAAAGTGGAGCAATCACTATTGCAGGAACTCCAGCAGATGATGATTTAACTTTTTTCCAAGTTTTTAGAAACGCATCAGATGGCAGTGACACATTTACAGGGGATTGTAGATTATTAGGTATTAAATTATTCATTACTACTGACGCGGCTAACGACGCATAATAGGAGAACTAATGGCAACCCAATTCGGATATAAATCTTTAGGTTTCGGTTCCGGTGGCGGGGCAGCTCCTTATGAAATTACTTACTTAGTTGTAGGAGGCGGTGGTTCTGCGGGTGCCAACAACTCCGGAGGCGGAGGTGGCGGAGGAATGCGAACTCAAACAGCAGAATTTAGCATAGGAACATCTTATACAGTTACAGTTGGAGCAGGAGCCTCTGCAAATACATCTTCTGGCTCAGCTAACAATAGTTCATTAGCTGGAGCCGATATTACAACCATTACATCAGCAGCTGGTGGACGAGGCAAAGGTTTATTTGAAGCTGGTGAACAAGGAGGTGCTGGTGGTGGTGCTGGTGGAAATAATAGCAATGGCGGTGAAGGAAATACTCCAGCCGTATCACCTTCTCAAGGTGCCGATGGTGGTCCTGGACAAACTGGTCCAGCGCCCTACTACGCATCAGGCGGCGGTGGCGGTGGGGGCGGAGGTCCTCAAGGTGTAACCCCTGCTATCGGAAGTGGAAGATCCGGCGGTCCCGGTGGAGATGGAACAGCAAGTCCTATAACAGGTTCATCACTTTATTATGGTGGTGGAGGCGGCGGCGAAGGTTATGAAACCGGCGGTGTAGTTCAACCTGGTGGACAAGGCGGAGGCGGCAATGGAGCTCTCTATTTTAACAAACCTGCTGGTACAAACGGTCAAGCTAATACCGGAGGCGGCTCAGGTGGGTACCCAGGTGGTACTGGTGGTTCTGGAGTTGTTATTTTAAGAATTCCGACTGCGAATTATACAGGCACAGTAAGTGGATCTCCTACTGTCACTACTGATGGAGATTTTAAAGTAGTAAAATTTACTGGGTCTGGAACATATACAGGATAAGTAATGGCTCATTTTGCTCAATTAAAAAATTCAAGTGATAATACTGTAGTTAAAGTGGTAGTTGTTCATGACAATGAAGCACCCACTGAAGAAGCTGGTATAACTTTTTTAAAAGGTATTTATGGTCAAGATACAATTTGGAAACAAACATCTTATAACACTTATGCTGGTGAACATAGATTAGACGGAGTTCCTTTTAGAAAAAATTTTGCTGGTAATGGAATGGTATACGACGAAACTCGTGATGCTTTTATTCTCCCGCAACCTTATCCATCTTGGACATTAAACGAAACTACATGTTGCTGGGATGCCCCTGTGCCAATGCCAGAAACAGAACCAGAACCTGCCGGCAGATGGATATGGGATGAAGAAGACCAACAGTGGGTTGTTCAATAATTTAAAAACTTGTTTTTCATCAACTTGACCGGACTTAGCGATGTTGATATAAAAAATCGGCATGAACGAAGCAAAAGTTTTTGGTATTTTTCCTACTCCAGTCTACTGGTGTAAATTAGAACGCCCATTTAATCTTAAAGAACAAAAATATTTTAGGGATCATTCTACAATTGATAATGTGGGTAATCTTGCTTCAAAAAATAATTACATTTTAAATCTCCGTGTTTTTTCTTCTTTAAAAAAAGAACTTTTAAAAAGAACCCAAGATTATTTTGATAAAGTTTTATGTGCAAAAGATGTTAAACCATGGATTACACAATCTTGGTTAAACTACACGCGCGCTAAACAATATCACCATCAACATGCACATCCTAACAGTTTTATATCTGGGGTTCTTTATATAGATGCGGATAAAGCAAATGATAAAATTAAATTTTACAATACAGATTATAAACAACTTAAGATAGGAGAAGTTACTTCCTATAATCTTTATAATTCTGAAAGTTGGTGGTTTAGTGTAGGCACTAGTGATTTAATTTTATTTCCCTCGTCTTTAACTCATGCAGTAGAACAAAAATCAGGAAATAATACAAGAATAAGTTTAGCTTTTAACGTTTTTGTAAAAGGTAAATTAGGATTTCCAAGAGAATTAACAGAATTAAAATTATGAAAAAAAATATAGAAGATTACGCTATTGTTTATTCTAATATGTTAACTCCCCAAATTTGTAAAAAAACTATAAAAGAATTAAAAAAAACTAAATGGGAACAACATAAATTTTATAATCCAAGAAACGAGGGACAATATTCTCCTTCTCCCGGTCAAGAATTATTTGTGACTCAAAAAACTCTATCGACCAATCCAATTATTATGAAAGCTATTTGGAACACAGTTCATAAATATATTTTAGAAGATTTAAAATTTTCATGGTTTCCTGGTTGGAATGGTTTTACTGAAATTCGTTATAATAAATACTCACATAATACAAAAATGAAAGAACATTGTGATTTTATTCACTCTATTTTTGATGGAAAGATTAAAGGTATCCCAATAATTAGTGTTGTGGGAATATTAAATGAAGAGTATACTGGAGGAGAATTTGTAATGTTTGAAGATAGAGAAATAAAATTACATACTGGAGATATATTAATTTTTCCCTCGACCTTTATGTACCCTCATCGGGTTGATCCAGTAAAAAAAGGAGTGCGATACTCATATGTATCGTGGGTGTATTAATTTATGTCTCAGAATGTTTCTCATTGGTGGTGGACCGAAATTTTAACCCTTAAAGAAATTAAAAATATAAATAAATTTGTTCTAAAGAATTATGATGGAATTGAAGAAAGAAAATATAAAGCTTCTTTCTCTGATGGTAGTTTGAAAAAAAATACTGAAACTTTAATAATACGTTATGGGAAAATTAAAAAGTATGTTGCTCCTTTAATTGAAGAATGTATAAATCGTAATCGTACAAGTTTTGGATATGATATCTATCCTATCTCTGATCGAGTTTTGTGTGACTATAATATGTATGATTCCAAAAGCAATGGTAGTTTTGATTGGCATGTTGATCTGTCTCCTGATCTTTATGAAGATGTAAAATTAACTGTTATTATAAATCTATCTGAAAAAGTTTATGAGGGCGGTGATTTTTATATTCAAGGATCTAATGATATTTTAGTTCCAGAATTAAATCAGGTGGGAAGCATGATTATGTTTCCTTCTTTTCATCGACACAAAGTAGCGCCCGTCACTAAAGGTCTTAGAAAGAATCTTACTTTTTTTCTAACAGGGCCTAATTTTAAATAAAAATTGCCATGGATGTTCATGATTTTATAGAGGAGTACAATGTGCCCGTCCAATTATGTAAGGAATTCATAGAGTACCACAAACAGAATACAGAATATAAATCTCAAGGGGCTATTGGAATTGATAAAATAGATAAGTCAATTAAAGATTCTACCGACGTTAAATTTTATAATCAATCAACAAATATTACTATTAAAAATTTTTTTAAAGAACTCTCTCATTGTGTTCAAAAGTATGCTCAAAAATATAATTTTGATCCTGGTGTTAATCTTTGGACATCAACGGAACATAATATTCAACATTATAAAAAAGGCGGAGGTTTTAAAATATTACATTATGAGAGAACCGGTAATTTAAGAACTGTTAATCGTCAATTAGTTTATATGTTATATTGTAATACACTTAAAGATGGGGGAACAGAATTTCCTTTTCAAAAGAAAGTATTAAAGGCTAAAGAGGGAAAATTAGTTATTTGGCCTTCTGATTTTACTCACCCTCATCGAGGGATTGTTTCATTAGATCAAGAAAAATATATTGTAACGGGTTGGCTAGAAATTGTATAACTTGATCACAAAATTAGAATGGAGTATATTTCTTCCAAAATGATTACTGAGAAAGAAATTTTATCTAAAATACTACGCGATTATGTTTTTATTGTACAGACCGTTAAACTAGACACAACTTATTTTAAAAAAAGAATAGCTGAGGGGGTTAAGAATTCTAGTATTAATTATAAAACTAATGTGAAAGGCAAACATACGGAATGGAATTTTTTCAATAATGATCAAAAGTTTATAAGCATTATGATGCAGATGATAGACCATCTTGAGAAATTGCCTGTGTCATTAAATAGTTTTGTTTTACAAGAGGCTTGGGGGCTTATTGAAAATTTTGGAGAACATACTGTTAAACACTCTCATGAGCCTAATTATCTTTCAGGTGTTCTTTATCTTAACGATCACCCTCAAAAATTATATTTTCCTGATATTAATCAGGCTATTACTCCTACGCCAGGGAAACTTGTAATTTTTTCTTCTTTTTTAAAACATTATACAAAAAGAAATACTGAACATAAGGAAAAATATGCGATATCATTTAATTTTAGATATACTACAGTTCTAGAATAATCTTATTTAATGAGAAACTTAATTGTAGCTATTGGCCTTGGGCTTATTGCGATCTGGACTATGTTCTGGTTAGGTGTTATGTATTTTCTTGATACGACAATAGATTTTCTAGAAAAATTATGGGAAAAAAGAAAACAAAAAGAAAAAACGTAGCCTATAGTTATTTTAATTGGGGACCGTTTCTTATGTATACTCAGATCACGCCAGAAGAGTGTAAATCTTTAATTGACGGTGGAGCGAAGTCCAGACTCAATCCTAAAAATAGTATGGTAAATAAACTAGCTGGTCACCTCAAAGAAGAATATAAATTAGAAGATCCTCAACAATATGTGAAGTGGATGGTGTTCTACTTTGATGCTTACTATCAGGGTTATAATAAATGGTGTCGTGGTGGATCCCTTAAACCCCCATTTAACTTAAAGTCTCTTTGGGTTAATTATATGAAACCTGGAGATTTTAATCCTCCTCACGATCATGGTGCGGACTTAAGTTTTGTTATCTTTCCTTATGTACCTGAGGAATTAAAAAAAGAGAATGCGGAGTATAAAGGAACCTTACAGGGTCCTGGCGGAATTAGTTGGACTTATGGTGAAGGTGGAAGACAGTGTATTAATGCTGTTCATCAATTTCCTCAAAGTGGAGATATGTATATTTTTCCAGCAAGCCTACGTCACTGGGTATTTCCATTTAAATCAAATGTAGAACGAATCTCTGTATCAGGTAACTTGATAATTGATGCAAATAAAAAATGAATTATGCTGGTAAAAAAAATTAAATGTGAATTATTTATTCAAGACGTTCCTAATCACCAAACACATAAAAAAATATTATTGGATCTTATTAAGCAGTTACCCAATAATTCTTACGAAAATATAACTAAAACAGATTGGAATCTACCAAAAAAATTTAAAAGAAAATATTTAGATTATTTTTATCCTCATATATCTAAATCTTTAATGGACAATCTTCAGGTGTATTTCAAAGCCAAACGCTGGAGAATTATTAATTCATGGTTTCAACAATATGAAAAAAATTCTTATCATGAATATCATAATCATCCTCAGTCTAATTTAACAAATGTTTATTTTTTAGAATTACCAGACACTAATTTCAAAACGATTATAAAAATAGAAAACAAAGAGTATAAGTATCACGTTAGAGAAGGACAACTTATAACCTTCCCTGCACATTTACTTCATACTTCTAAACCCAATGGCAATGGAAGAAAAACTGTAATTTCTTTTAATTCAGATTTTTATTATGACGCTTAATAAACGTATGAACCTGATAGGCCTTAGATTATGTGAACATGATTCCAATATAAGTTATTATAATGGTAAAGAATTTTATTACTACAAATCTGAACGAAACTACCAGATAAAACATCACGCGTTTGACAATTTTTGGGAATGGAAAAATATTGTATATAATTTATGGAATTTAAAGGAAAAGGATATTGATGACATTGCAATTATTATTGACCCTTGGAGACATAATCTACCTACTAATAATGAAAATTTTTTTCCTAGCATAGAAAATTATCCTTATTTACCTTTTAAAGCTACACGCTTAAATCATCATTACGCACATGCTTTAAGCACGGAGGTCATGCATGATAATTTATTAGGCCATATTATTATTGATGGTTATGGAGATTTGGATCAAGCTTTAACTATTTTTAAAAAAGATAAGATAGTAGAAAACTTTAAACTAAGTCAAAAAGGATCTTTGGGACAATCATATAGTATTATAGCAGAGCGACATTTTAAAATAAAAGGTAACACTTATGATACGGCAGGTAAATTAATGGGTCTACAATCATACGGTAAACTAGATCAAAATTTTTACAAACAATTAGATAAATATACTTTTGAAGATTTTAAAACTTTTTGGGATCCAATACAGTTTATAAAATACAAGGATAGTGAGTTGTTAGCAAATCTTGAAAAATTATCATGGATTAGAACTGTACACGAAAAGACAGGTAAGCTTTTAATAGATTTTTTAAAAAAGTTTTTTAAGAAGAATGATCCTATAGGTTATTCAGGTGGAGTAGCTCAAAATGTGGTTTGGAACACAGAGTTGAAAAATTATTTTCCTAATTTACAAGTCATGCCATATTGTAATGATGAAGGGTTAAGCATAGGTGCTATAGAATTTCTACGAAGAAAACACAAACTAAAAAAACCAACTATAAATAATTTTCCGTTCAATCAAAGCGATGAAGCACCTACATCTCAACCATCTTTAAAAACAATTAAAAAAGTAGCTAAATATTTAGCTGACAATAAAATTATAGCCTGGTACCA